CGCGATCCAATCGATCGTTCCTGCTTGTTGTGCGCCGTCTTGATCATATAATTTAACGGTGAACGCGCTCGTTGATTTTGCTGTTACTATCGGGTAATACGTTGAAGATCCCTGCGTAGTAACAATTATAGCCGGTGTAGCATTAAACGCTGCATCAAAAGTTACTGTGCCACCGGCCGGAGATGCAACAGTAACATCTTTTCCGCGCTCAGTTACATCAAAAACATCTATTATAAACTGCAAATCATCAAGATAACTAGGTACGTCTGTATCAGAATTTGTTATAAGTATCTTAAATTGTATATACCTATATGTAAATTCACCGGGGGCAAACGTCGAATACGCTCCGGCAAGCCCCGGAGAAATTCCATATCTCCATTCTATCGTAACATCAGTTGAGGTCCCGGCATAATTAGCTAAAATCGATGTAGCCATATTTGTGTATGTTTGACCGAGATCTATTTCGTCAAATTCAAAATCTACTTCAGTTGCGATCGTAGGGATATTCCAGTCATACCCTTCGGATTCAATTTCTTCCCATGTTTTACTAGCAGTTTCAAGTTCTTCCCAGGTTGTATCTGTCTGAACTCCAATAGCTTTTCTGTAATAAGCTGATTTATATCCAGTTGTATATAATAATTGACATCCAGTACCAGCTGTTCCACCATCTTGTGCTATCTGAGACCATAAATATTCTGTAAGGATAATATTTTTACCGGCTACTTTTGTTATCGTGATACTATCTTCTCCCGGTGTATCAGAATATTTACCATAAATTGATTTTGCTTTAATAAGAAATGTTCTTGTGCCGCTTATTGCAAGTGGTTGTCTATGAGAAGTCGTATCCGGAGATGTTGAAATAACTACAGTTGCCGTATCCCAATCAGTACCTTCGCGTAATTCATATGTCCTTATAGGAACATCTAATTTTTCGTCTGCTACATCCCATGTAAAACTAAGATTAGTACCATCACTTGTTACTGCTAATCCTGTAATATCTACAGGAGCCCCGTAAATATTAGGCGGCGATCCGTAATCATAAGTCTGTACGCCAGAGCCGTATCTATCATTATAAATACTTGAGTTATAAGATACAGCTTCAATGTCATATTCGTTATTTTCTTTTTCTTGAATAGATGCTATCAATATCTGTTTACCAGTCCATTGAGGTAAATAATGGGTTATACTACATACATCCCCGGGCTCAATATGCATAGCTGCAATATCAGAAGTAAAGTTGCATGCTATTGGATTTACTTTTAAGTCATAAAGTATCTGCCATGCTATCCTGAGTGCTTGTGACATTCTGCCTATACTATAAAACTGGAATATTTTTTCAACTACATCGCGATCGTCTTGATCTGCATAATCATCTACCGTAGCTATCGGTTTAGTATCTCGCTGATCAATATCAACATACTGAACAGAAACTTTATTAATTTGATTATCTTTAGGTATATATGAATAATTAAATGAATCCAGCTTAATATTAGCTTTGACGCCATTTGATCCATCAGTAAAAGCTTGTACACTGGTCTTTGATTTCTTTACACCTAATTTAATTGTTGAACCTGTAACAACAATATATCCGCCAAATGAAGAAATCATATCAGAAATATTATCCAGTATGCTTTTCTTAACGTCTATGACGAAGTTAAGTTCAAACCTATTTTCAAATCCTCCTGCGCCATCTGATACTTGTCCGATACAACGATCGTATACTTCACCAAAAGAATCTTCATCTAAATTAGAAGAAGATAATCCCGCGCCTCCACGTTGACGCGATCGCAAAAGATAATCGCGAATACATGCTGCAGGGTTATTTGAATATGAATACGAAGATGACCATGAGCTTAGAACTGTATCCCATGTTTGGACTTTGATGCCTTCGACTATCGCTGTAACTTTATTAGGCAAAGATCCAAGTTTAGCCGAAGCCTGAAATGTAAATGCTATATACGCATGATACCTTAATCCGTAACATACAGTTTCATCTGCACCTGTTGGCACTGCTCTTGTATCAACATTTTGTGTTGATGATCCGATATAAGCAGTAGCGCTTGAACCAGTAAATTCAGATATATTTTCTTCATTGAGCTCAATATCAGTTATTGATTGGATCGGACCTTCTGATAGTCCTATTAATTGATATGCTTTTTTATTATTACTTGCCATTCTATGATATATTCTATTGCCGCTAACACGATTTAATCCATATATTAAAGGTAAAGGGATCTCATTTGATCTTGTTATTCGTAAATCTCCGAATCTATACTTAGGCGAAGCAGCTTTTTCAGCTTCGAGCCCTTCCGGTTCAGGTGCGAATAGTGCATATCCTAATGACCCACCGAGTATAGCACCGTAACATGCACCTTCAGGGCCGCCAATTAAAAATCCTAACATACCACCAACGATATATCCTATTGCTGTTGCAGCAGCTTGTGGCCATGATCTACCTGCCGGCGGTAAAGTTTTTTTTTGCGACTTAGAAGGACGCATGATAGCGCATATTCGTTCTTTGCAGTTCTTATCTAGATGAGATATTTTGGAAGAAGATTTTTCAAATATATGGAGGAACTTATTTTCGCCTACATATACACCTGCATGAATTTCATTTTTCCAGAAAAAGTAAAGTATATCATTTTCTTCGAGGTCTTTTAATTTTATCGGCTCGCCATAACTTTTTACAAGATCAAGCCATACTTTAGGATCAGCTGTTTCCATCCATTCGGTACTACATTCTGGCGCGAATTCAAGTTGATATCCTTGATCTGTAAGATATTTTGCAACAAGCCCTATGCAGTCAATACCTTTTTCATCACGGCCGCCAAATAAAAATTCAAGCCCTATATATTTCTCAAGGAATATATTTCTCATAAGTCCTCGTTTGTTTCTACCGGGAGGGTGTGAAACCCTCCGTAATTAGCTTGATTTCCTAATGTGTCCTTACACCAATCTAATGTCTTGTCACACCCTCTATATATGTCATACGTCACGTCATGGATTGGTACTGACTCAAATGTGATGTCTACTGATATCTGGTCAGAATCGCTATTATATGCCGTTACACGTCGTTTCTGACCCTTTAAATCGCCTGACGTTATCTCTATTAACCCATGTTTCCAATAGTCCGATGCCTCACTCCTTGATGAATCCACTATTACCGATGTCGTTGATCCTGTCTCAACTGTACCTGATTTTTTAGTTCCGGCACGACTATAAGTACATTCTGTACTACCAAATTTCCATTGGCACATTAGTTGATACAATCTACCTGATCGTATTTTTAGATTCATTCTGGATGTAATTTGTAATGAAAACGTGCCGCCTTGCATAGTCGGTTTATCCATTATTCCATCAAAAAGTAGGATAGCATCATCATTAGATTCTACTTGATCTAAAAATACTGTTCTTAATACAACTCGTTTTCCTCTGAATTCTGTACCAGCGATCAGCGCTGACATAGATCTATCAACATTATCATATGCAAGATTATAATAATCTACGGCAAGTTCAAGGTTATGTCTTACGGGTCCGCGTCGTACACCTAAAGGAATATAATCTTGTAACGTGCCTTCCGTATCCCAAAATCTAAGTTTATCAGGATGCGCTATAAAGAATAACGTATCTTCATCTACGTTATCTTGATCGCCAAGATACATTTCGTAAACATCTACCGGACGGGTAGCGTCTAGTTCTTGTTGATCTTGTACACCTTGAGTTAAATCTCTCATGTTAATACCACCGTTATATCTTCTGTCGAAGTTATCGAATCATATGTGTCTATATCAGCTACAGATGAAGCAACTGAAAAACCTATACTAATTGAATCTGAAAGGCTTATTTTAAGAAGTGTCTGGTTTCCGGCACGCGGTCTATACCAAACCCATTTTTTCTCACGAAGATTAATTCCTGCACTTAATAATTGGTATGCGATTATCTGTCTTGAAAATGTATCATCTACAAAGCTGACATAAAAATAAAATTCATAATCTCCGGTAATAGCTGCCGCCGCAGTTGGCGCTGCAGTAAATGTTACAGAAGAAAATTCTCCATCGAAATTATTTGCAAGTGTGGCTGATACAGCAGTGCCAGCCACGTACATTGTAAAATTACCAGATGTATCTACCGGAAACTCATCAAGTATAAATTCTTTCGCTGTGCCGTCACCTGTACCAATCGCCTCTGTGACTACTCGATACTCAGTAGGTATTTTTACAAGAAAGGGATCCCATGCGCCGCGCCGAGCAATAAAGAAATCCCATATTGTATCCATAGAACTCTTTGTAATAGAAAATAGCTGTAACGTATAATTTCTTAATCCTGTATCCCATTTCGCGCGAGCACGTACATCACCATCCGGTAATTCAGTCAAAAGAGTTTTGAATTCAATAGATTCTTCAAGCATAAATTCGGGCGTTAGCGTTAATATGTTGTTGTAGCTCATTGAATCTCCAATACCTTGCCAGCTAATGCTATTTTTACAGTTAGACTGCTATTAGCCGGTGTATTAACTGGGTCTTGTTTCATACTAAGAAGGTCATTCTCTGTTATATCAACATCTGCATCAATATATCCAGTTGTATTTGTATCTGATATTGTTACGGTAATCGCTGTATCTGTACTATTTTTTCTTAATGTATATATCCATGATTTTCCTTCTCCAGGAGCAACATTTATGCTTATTTGCATCCTTGTAAATCTCATTTTAGGAGATATTGAAATACCAGTCGATATATATTCTTGTGCAAGAAGTGCTCCTTGTATGGAATAATACCTAGTAGCTGATGAATCATGAATTGTACTCGTTGTTATATTTAATATAAATGTTTTTGGATCATCTGGAACAAATACTGTACCCCATCGTGATATTGGCTCTAATGCCGGTGATCCAGTATATGTCAATTCCATAACATAAATATCTCCTGCAGCAACATCTACAGTATTTGTTAAATCATTAGCAATAATATTTCCACTTGTTACAGTTGCTACTAATGAAGTAACGCCAACACCTATTTTATATATGCTTGCTACATATGTATTCCCTTCTCCTGGATCATTTCGTGTTTTAAGATATAAATTCTTTAATGTACCAGATACAGGGAAAATCATCGACCGTCCAGTAGATGTTGGTGCATCTAAACATATACCATTAAGCGAACCGTAATATGGACTTCCGATTACTGGACTAGCACTGTTTCCAAGGAGAATAGTTTGATCTGGAATATCAGGTTTAAATGTTAGATTCCATCTAGGATACATTGTGTTCAAAGGATCATTAGTAGGTTCTAATTCCATCCATATTTCGTCACCAGCAGATACAGATATACTATGAGTAAGATCTGTACCCGAAGTTTCCAGATCAGATATTGTTACTTCAAGTGCAGTTTCAACAAAATCTTTTACTACAACAAGCCTAGCACTTTTACTCGACCCAGGTGCTGCGTAACAAATTATATTTAGATTACTTAATGTACCGTCTGTTGGTACTACTACAGATCTATATACATCGCCGGAGGACCATGAATTTAATGGGCTTGCTCCAAGTATACCGGTAGCCCATTGTGCTGATGAGTAGAATGGAATACCTACAGGTTTGGCGAATAGAATTTGTTTAGTAGGTGTAGCCACGATTGTAGAAATTGATATAGATTCATTTACATTAATAGAAAGAGATAATCCTTCGTTATCGGATAATATTGATGTTATGCTAATTGAATCATTTGTATTAACCAATAACTGCATAAGTAATGTTTGAGATTCAGCTATCGTTATTGAATCACTTGTTAAAAATCCTCGTGCTATAACTGAATTTGAAAGGATTGATGTTATACTAATTGAATCAGAAACAGATACATCGCCGGCGCCATAAATAGAATCGTCTTCATCATCAATACTTATACTATCTGATACAGAAACAACCATAAGGTTAGTGTTGCTGGATCTAGGTCTGTAATCAATCCATGCCGCTTCGATAAGTTCTATCCCGGCATTAAGCAGATCATGATGAAATAATTCTCGTTTCATTATATCTTTAGCAAATCGCATATAGAAATATATCTCATAATCTCCGGTGATGGCCTCTCCGTTCCCCGGCGCCGCATCAAAAGTAACAAGTGAATATTCACCCGAAAGGTTA